ATGAATTTCCAAACAACGATTCAGTTGATAGTAATTTAAGGCTAATGGCTTTTAATACTGCAAAGGAATGGTTTAAGATAGTAACCAAATAATTAATAACCAATAAAAACAAAACAAATGACAATTGAATTAAAAGGAACAGTAAAAGAAGTACTACCAACAGAAGTAGTTAGTGAAAAGTTTAGCAAAAAAGTTATTGCGGTAACGATTGATGAAGAAAGTAACTATCCGCAAAACGTAGCTATTGAGGCTCACGATACTGAAAAGAACAAAAAAATTGCTTTATTAGATTCTATTAACGTAGGGGATAAAGTAACAATCAGAGCAAATCTAAACGGGAAACTTTACGAAAAAGAAGGTCAGCAAAATAGATATTTTAACACACTTACAATTTACACAATAACTAAAAACTAAACAAAATGGAAAAGACACACTGGAAGAAAAACAACGATTCAAACTTTATCTCAGGTGAAGATTTGATAAGTGGATTAAAAGGGCTTAAATCAGAAATGATTGTAATGATTGAAAAGTTTAACGATGCTGAATCGTTTGACCAAAAGAACCAATCTAAAATAGTTGTATCGGCTTTGTACCTTAAAGATATTACGGGTAAACCATTATACAAGCCCGTTATCTTAAATAAGACTAATGCAAAATTCTTTGTTAAAGAAACGGGCAGCGACTTTATTGATGACTGGTTAAACGTTCCCGTAATGCTTTATGCTATGCCCGATAAAAGACACGGTCATGTGGTAAGGTTTAAGAAGTTCGCAAAGACTGAATTAATAAAGGATAGCGAAAACTTTAAGAATTGTAAAATAGCGATTCAAAATAGTGGTTTTACAATGGATAAAATTAGGCTGAAATACAATGTATCAAGCGAAGTTGAACAATTATTATTAGCAAAATAATGGAAAGAGAATTTAGAATAAGATGCTCACAAATTGGTAAGATTATGAGCAACGCAAAAGTAAAAGGTGAATTAAGCCAAACCTGTAAAACATACCTACACGAATGGTATGCCAACGATAAAGAGGAAATATATTCTAAATACATGGATAAGGGTATTAATGTTGAGAATGATTTAATCGACTTCATGGCTGTTCAATTAGGGTTTGGAATGGCTGAGAAAAACGTTGTAAGACTTCGCGATGAATTTATGGAGGGTGAATGTGATGTTGACCTACCTAATTGTATTGTAGATGTTAAAGCAAGTTGGAATAGAACAACCTTACATAAGCAAGTTATTGAAGGTTTAGATAAGGATTACGAATGGCAGCTTATCGGATATTGTAACCTATACAAAAAACCAAAAGGAATATTATTTTACGGGCTAATGAATACACCAGAAACAGATTGGAGTGATGAGGTAGTATTTGAAGACATGCCAAACGAATCGCGCTGGTTAGCTTATGAAGTACCGGCGAGTGAAGAAAAGATACAGGCTATCATAGAACGTGTTAAGCAATGTAGAGAGTACTTAGTGGAATATGATAAACTGATTAAGTCTAAATTGGGGAGGGTAAATTAATACTTTGTTTTGTATTTAAAAAATTATCCTTACATTTGCAAAGTTGTCTGGAAGCAACGATATAAAACATTACTTTAGAACCTTCATTTCGAGTGTCTTCCAGCACAAGATTTGAAGGTTTCTTATTTTAAAAACATTTTATGATCTCTATTTTTAAAAATTCAAAAGCAAAAGTTAGCGAACGCAACTTATCAGAATTAAGTTATTTTGATGGAGTTAAAACCGGCCAATGGCAAGATGAGGTTTTAGCATACAGAAACGGGAAACTTGAGAAAACCAGTTTAACAGCCATTACACCAAGTGGTATTTTTCATGAAAGGAAATCCCAATTAATTAAACAGCATTCCGGCTTTATTTGTTTGGATATTGATGCTAAGGACCAAATAGCTGAAATTGATATTGAACAAATAAAAGAGGACCAATATACATACGCTGTTCACAAATCAGTTGGTGGTTATGGTTATTGTGTATTTATTAAGATCGTAGGTGAAAAGCACTTGGAATCATTTTTGGGCCTTGAAAACTATTACTTTGTTAATTTTTCAATTGTTATAGATAAATCTTGTAAAGATACTTCACGTTTAAGGTATGTAAGTTATGATCCTGATTTGTTTACTAATGATAAAGCTAAAGTATTTAAGAAGTATTTAAAGAAAGCTGAGGTAAAACAGAAGCAAGTTAAACAGATTGTTGTTAAATCTGACTTTGACGAAATGGTAAATAAGGCCTCAAATATGAATTTATTTGATAGTTATGATGATTATATTATGTTGGCCTTTGCTTTGGTTTCTGAATTTAATGAATCCGGCCGGACCTACTTTCATTCACTTTGTTCATCAAGTTCAAAGTATGATCAACAAAAAGCAGATAAAGATTATACCACAGCTTTAAAAAGAAATGAAAGCGGAATAACAATAGCAAGTGTTTACTATAAATTTAAAGAGGCCGGAATTAATTTAACATCTGAAAGAACTGAGCAAATAAAAGCAATTGTTAAATTATCTGATAATCCAATAGCAACCTTAAAAGAATTAAATATTGAAGATAGTGAGGGCCTTGTTGATAAACTAAAAGTAGAATCAGGATCTAAAACTGATATTGATTTAGTTGTGGATCTTATAAAAATGAATAAAGTTAGGTTTAACGAGATAACAAGAAACTTTGAATTTGGTAATGAGGAAATGACTGATCGTATTTTAGCTAAGTTTTACACTCAAGTTTGGACCAAGATAGACGAAAACATAAGTAAGGATAAGATTTTTACACTTATTCAGAACAAAGATAATACAGAAAATTATAATCCAATCCTAAACTGGTTTAAGGAAAATGAAAATTTACCTACAAATAATGAATTTCAAAAATTGATCAATTGTTTTCAAGTTGAACATTCAATGATGATAGATAATAAGGAAACCATTATTTCTGATTATTTAGAATTATTCTTAAAAAAGTGGTTACTTGGTTTAATTGGTTCGGCACATGGTACTTATTCACTTATGATCTTAGTACTAAGCGGCGAACAAGGAATTAAGAAAACTGAATTTTTCAGAAACTTATTGCCTCAAAAATTACGCTGGTCCTATGCAGAATCAAACTTAGATGAGGGAAAAGATAGTGAGATTTTAATGACTAAGAAATGGCTGATCATTGATGATGAGTTTGGGGGTAAGTCAAAAAAGGATGCCACAAAATTAAAACGTTTATCTTCACAGCAAAGGTTTTCGATAAGGATGCCTTATGGCCGAGTGAGTGAGGACCTAAATAGATTGGCAGTTCTTGGAGGAACATCAAACGATTTAGAGGTAATTAATGATCCAACCGGTAACAGAAGGATTATTCCGGTTAACATGATTTCATTTGATATTGATAGTTATTTGGCCATTGATAAGGATAAGTTATTTATTGAACTTTATAATGAGTGGAAAAAAGACAAAACAGGATGGTTTTTAACTAAGAATGAGGTTAAAATGTTAAATAATACCACTACTAATAACACAGAAGTAATGGCAGAAGTTGAGATCCTGCAAAAACATTTGGATAAATGTATTTATACCCAACTGACAAACACGGATATAAAATTGGCCATTGAAAAAATTTACCCAAGTTTTAGGACCAACACTAAAAGAATTGGCCAAGCTTTGAAAATTTGTGGTTTTGAACAGAAAATGGTGCTAAGTGGAAATAAAATGAAAAGGGTTTATTCGTGTCAATTGATAAATGTGTAAATATCGTTTCAATGTTTTCAATACTTTCAGCAATAGCTATACACATTTACACATGTTTTTTCATTTGTAAAAGTAGTAACGTAAAGAAAATATATTGCGTGTGTGCGTGTGTGTGTGCGTGTAAGGTTTAGAAATATATAAATAATCTGTAAATCTGTAAATAATACCTTGTAAGGCTTATAAAAATTGAAATAAAATTTACAGATGTAAAAGTAAAACAGATTGTTGACAAATAAAACGGATTATAAATAAATAATGTGTATATTTGCATAAAAAAAATATGAAAGGATACGTTTATTTATTTAAAAAAACAGGAACAAACATTTACAAAATTGGAATGACACAAACAGAAAGTGTTTCTGATAGGTTTACCAGTTTTAAAACTTATAGTGAAACACCTGTTGAAATAGTTTCAGTAGTAGAAACAGAAAACCCGCCATTTTTGGAAAAAAAACTTCACACTCAATTTTCTGAAAAAAGACTAAATGGAGAATTTTTTAGATTAGATGATATTGATGTTATGTTGTTTAAAGATTATGAAACATATGAAACAAAACTATTGAATGATTTTTTTTGGAAGTATGTATTAACAAAAAAAATAAACATTGAAAATCTAAAAAAGGCAATTTCATTTATGGAAGTTAAGGAATCAAAAGTTTCTGATTTAGAAATTGATGTTGTTAATTTTATAAACGAAAATTTATTAAATAATGAAATGACTAATTCAGAAATAAACGTTTTTTTAAATAATGCAGGGATAATCTGTAATAGTAAACAATTGGGTGTTATTCTTAAAAAAAGGTATGAGCAAAAAATGAAAAACATTGAGGGTAGAAATTCAAGAATATATTTATTATGTTAAGAAATTACCAACTTATGGCAATACAAGCCATCGAAAATAATAAAAGTAAAAATGTTTTACTTCAAATGCCTACTGGAAGCGGAAAAACCTTTACTTTTTGTGAAGCTGCCAAAAGACATTTTGCTGAAAATAGAACAAAAGTATTGATCTTGGTCCATCGGACAGAACTTTTACAACAGGCTTATAATTCACTTGGAGAAAGAACCTTTAAAATTGAAAAGGGTATTAAGCAAATACCACATGATTTTGATTTTTATGTAGGCATGGTAGAAACTTTGTCAAGAAGGTTGGCCCTACTTCCTGAGTTTGGACTTGTGATCATAGATGAGTGTCATATTGGAAACTTTAAGAAAACACCATTTTTCCATAAAGCCAATACAAAAGTAATAGGAGTAACAGCTACACCAGTAGCAGAAACACCTTTGAGTTTGCATTATAACGATATGATCATGCCAATATCAGTATCAGAACTAATTGAAAATAAATATTTAGTTAATTGTGAGGTTTTTGGCTTCGCTTCGGATTTAGTTTCTAAACAAAACTTTAAAACGATCAGAGGTGAATTTGACGAAAAGCAAATGGAGGACTTTTATTCCTCAGAGAAAATGGTTAAGAATGTTATTGAGGCTTATTGGAAAAAACTTGCTGGCCAAAAAACATTAATCTTTAATGTAAACATAAACCATAACGAGGCTGTTTATTTAGCATTTAAAAAGGAAGGATTAAATGTTTATCAGATAACAGGTGAAACACCTGACTGGGAAAGAAAAGAGGTCCTTAAACGTTTTAAAAAAGAACCGGATGCTATTATTTGTAACGTGGGAGTATTGACAACCGGATTTGATGAACCAAGTGTTAAGGCTATTGTTTTAAATAGGGCCACAAAATCACTGGCTTTATATCTTCAAATGATTGGCAGAGGATCACGATTATTTGAAGGTAAGGAAAAGTTTACAGTTATTGATCTTGGTAAAAATACTTCGAGGCATGGTTTTTATGATGATTTTTTTGATTGGAAAACATTTTTTATTCATGGAACTAAAAAGGAAAAGTCTAATAAAGAATCAGCAATGCCAATTAAGGAGTGTCCTTCTTGCGGATATACTTTGCACACACGAATAGTTGAGTGTCCAAATTGTAACCATAGTTTTGAGGAAGAAAGAAAAAAACAAATGAAGGAGGAAAAGGAAAAGGAACTTTTTTTGCTTACAAGAAATAACCCGATCAAGATACCAAGCCAAAAGTTATACGAATTAGCAGAAGAAAGAGGTTGGAAACCTTATGCAGTACTTCACCGGATAGCGGCCCACATAGTTGATTATGAAATAAAGTACGAGCCAATAGTTACGAGGGATTATTCCAACTCAAAGGGCCTTGAGGAACTGGATATTTGGTGCAAAAAATACAACATTAAGAATAATAAATGGCATAAAGATTTGATAATTAACCATATAAAAACAAAATATGAAACAGAAAAAGGAATCAAAGATACAACAGGAAATAGTAATTTGGTACAGGAACAACAACCTTAACACTAACAATCTTATTTTTTCAGTACCAAATGAAGGTAAGTCTGCAACTGAGCAAATGTATAAAAAGGCAACCGGTATGTTATCCGGTGTTAGTGATCTGATTGTAATTGAACATGGCCGGATCTTATTTATTGAGTGTAAAGATGAAACTGGTAAACAAAGAGAATCCCAAATTACATTCCAAAACAAAGTGGAGGCCAACGGATTTAATTATTATTTAGTTAGGACCTTAGATGAGTTCATTAAAATCATAAACCCTTCTAAAATTTAACAAAAATATTTTGAATTAATCAAAAAGATTATTAACTTTGTAAAAAAATAAAATATGGAAAATTTAAAACACACTAAAGGAGAATGGACTGCTACTATGG